TACCGTTAGTGACTCATCGTATTCAGTTCTACTAGAATCATGATTATCCCAGATAACGCCTGCTGTGAGATTAGTTGTGCCGCCTGTGCCACCTGAACCTGCAACGTCATCACCCGGAATCCATTTAGCTAATGTACCATCGTATTTTAAGACTTGGTCTGTAGTAGGTGCGTTTGTCGTAACATCAACATCTGTTAGGTGGTCAATGCTATTTGTGTGCGTATGCACAGTTGGCGCATAGTCATGAGTGTGTGCCGGACTACTGCCAACCGCTTTTACACTGCCATCACTGTGCTTGGTGAACAATGTGCCGTCACTGGTATTTACGGCTAACTCACCCACATCAAGGTCAGCCGCAGTCGGTACAACTGAGGCAGTTGAAGATTTCTTTGTTAGTATTTTGTTAGCCATGTTATTTCCTAGAAAGTGCCACCGTCAATGAGTTGATCTACATCCATTTTAGCCGCCAAAGCATTAGTCATGGTTGTTGCAAAACTGCTATCAGAACCCAAAGCAGTTGCAAGTTCAGCAAGAGTATCTAATGCCGCAGGAGCAGAGTTAACCAGATTAGCCACTGCTGTCGCAACAAAACCAGTGGTCGCCAGTTGTGTAGTATTCGTTGATGCCGCCGCCGTTGGTGCTTTTGGAATACCAGTAAATTCTGGTGACTCCAAATTAGCGCTGCCACTACCGGCAACTACTGCCGCAACTGCTGTACCCACAAATGCTGTGGTAGCAATCTTAGTCGTTTCATCCCCCGTAGCAGGTGTTGGTGCAGTCGGAGTTCCGCTCAGTGCAGGACTAGCCAATGGCGCAAAAGCGGCATCCACTTCTGTTTTTAGATAAGAAGTGGTTTTATCTGCTTTCAGCAACAAAGAAGCGTCAACTTCTGATTTCAAATAAGAAGTCGCTTGATCTGCTTTTAGGTCTACCGCCGCATCAACTTGCACAGCAGTATAAGTAGTTGCCGCATCAGCTTTTGCATTAACGAATGTGTCCACTTGGGTTTTCGTATAAGTGGTCGATGCTAATGCGCGTAGATCAACTGCCGCATCACTTTCAGCCTTTGTATAAGTTGTGGCTTGATTCGCTTTTAACGCTAACGCCGTATCAACTTGTGTTGCTGTATACGTTGTTGCTAAATCAGCTTTTAATGCTAAAGCGGTGTTGACTTGTGTTTGTGTAAATACATCAGCAGTATTAGCTTTTAAGTCTAACGCAGTATTTACTTGCGCTTGTGTAAATACGTCAGCCACATTGGCTTTAAGCGTTTGATCTCCACCAATAATTGCTTGGTTGTTATTGGACTCACCAATAAACAGATTTTTTGAACTTTCAGAATAAGCTAACTCACCCTCAACCAATCCAGTTGGTGTATCAGTGGTTAACGAACGTTTAATTTTAATTACATTTGCCATAATTCTTTCTCCTAGAAATATCCACCATTAAGCGACAATGTGTCGGGTGTTTGATTTTGTATTGTGTCAGCATCAAGTCCACTTCCAACACCGTCAACGGTTTTTAATTTCGTCAACAACTCACTCGCTGTTTCATTTGTTGCCATGTTCGCGTTCTTGATTCTTTTTGAGATGCCATTATCATTAATGACAAACTCCATCTCGTCTTTGGGGGTGGTCAGTTCCGGTAGCCCGGATATTGCTGAATCAGCCATTTAGACCTCGCTTTTCAGCTTTCATCTGAAATTCCCATGCGGCATCAATACCGGACGAATTAACTGTTATTTGGGCAACGTAAACTGTGTTGTGTCGCAACTGCAAATCACTTTGTAAGTTAAACGCATAATCCCCATCACTGGTCGCAATGTAGTTCATCGCAACCGGAAATGATTGCCCGGCAACAGCGTTCCCCGAAGTGTCATTGAGCGAAAGCATCACTGTCGCATCATTAACAACCACACTTGTTGCGGCATTAGTCAATCCAGAAATCGACACGATGTTATCATTGCCGATGTATAAAGTTTTCATATTCCAACCTCCAATTTAATTCTATCTCCCGACTCCAAGAGCAAATAACCACCGGTTTCCAACAGTAAAAACGAATCCGGTAACACTGGCAAAACAATTTCATTAACAGCAATCGTGCCGGACATGCTGACTGCCACATTGAGTGACATATCGAGCGCAATCTTGCTGTCGATGCTCGTCTTTTTGAGTGCCGGAGCAACATCAAATTGTGCCGTTGCGTTAGCCATTACGCTCTCACCAGTAATTTAGTTGCGGTTAGTGCTGTGCCTGCGAATGCCGGGATTTCCTGTGCTGTTTCAGCTAAAGTACCATCCGCTTTAACCCACATTTTAGTCGCAGGAGTCATGCCGGTGTGACTTGTTTCGACTGCACCAATTGTCAGAATCAGTGCCGTGTCACCATCGTTGTAAGCTGCTGATGAAAATCCTAGAAAGTTATCTTCTGTTACGTTTGATGCGTCAATTGTGCCCCCAACTCTGTGAACAGTTGCGGTTATATCTGTGCTGCTTGCGCCGAACCAAATAACTGCCATATTTGCTGAATCATAATGCCCACCACCGCTCAGTCCAGTGGCGCTAACACTCATCATGTGTTTAAATGGACTAAGATAACCACCACTATTAATTATTGTCTGTGCCGGGCTAGTCGCATCTGGATCATATTCTCTAGCGGGGGAATGTTGCGTTTGGATGCCTATGAAGTTGGTTGGAAGATATCTCAATCGCATCGATGCAACACGACCGTAAATTGGATCTGCAACAATAGCATTATAGTAATTTGTAGAATTCTGCCAATTGTCAGAACCGGCACTGTAGCTAAAGATATCTGGCAACCATGATGTTTCTGATGGGGAGCATAATAAAAGCGACCTACTCGTTCGAGACTGTACCCCATATTGTTGCCCCTCGTAATTAAAGTAATTGTAGTGGTAATTTAGACACGCATCTTCTGCAAACCATGTCATTGACCATCCAAATGCAGAATGATGACTACGAGAAGTGTATGGGTATCCAGATCTCCATCCGCCGTATGGAACAGCCAAAGAGTCATCCCATACTCGATTCCCTGAAACATCGAAATGACAAACGTATATACTTCGGTCAAAAGATACATAATAAACATCAACTGGCGTAGTCAGTGGCGCTCCCCCGTTAAACCATCTAATTTGAGTAGAATAACCATGAACAGCAGATATTTCTCGTGGAAGATTTTGTGATTCTTGGTTTACCCCGGTAGTTTGCGGTGGTTCATATAGTGACCCTTCAAGCGTTAAAAGCCCCCCATTAAATGTATATATTCCTATGGTTCTCTGCCCCCCAAACAGATCCCGTGCGATAGTTGATCCTGTCGCAAAATCACCCAATTGATACTGACCATACCCGATAACAACTCGGTCATTTATTTTGTCATACATTGCCCCCTCTGATTCAAAAAGACATTCACCTCCATCAGCGAAAGCAACCGCATCCGACCATGTAATTACGCCGGTGGACAATACCCCTACTTGATACCTCGCTCCCCCATTGCTCATGTACCAAATTATGATTTTGCCATCAGCGATACAACCAGAGATATGACCCTTATGTATACCGTGAAAAACAAAGTTGGCTAATAAATAACCGTTAAGCGCAACGACTTGAGATGACCCAAGAGCCACCGCATCAGGGTAAAGTGCGCCTGTGCCTGTGGTTGTTGTGAATGTCGCACACATGATATCAAAAGAATTACCAACCTCGGTCGAGAGTGAATAATTCCCGTCGTACCCGATTGTATAAATTACAACGGATTGCCCGTTCACCTCATCATAAAATGTGTTGTGTATGTGAATGCCAGTAGCGGTGAGCAATGATTCCATGTTCTCAAACGCTTCGTCAACAGTCTCGCTTTCCTCACCAACCGCTGACACTTTGCCATCTGCCGTAATGATTACAGCATCACCGGTGGATAGCGCGTTAAGAGCCGTCATTTCGACAGCACCCCCTGCACCAATGCCACCCCCTGCCGATGACCCAGAACCGGTGACAGAGCCAGAACTAGCTAACCCCTCAACGAAATTTGAACGCTGAATTTTGCTGACTTCACCGGCATCATCACGAATCAATATTTCCATTGAGTTCGTTGCCGTTGTGATCTCCGGCAAATCGGTTAATTTAATCTGTGCCATCGTTGGCTCCTGTGATTTTAGCTACAAGCAACTGACTATTCAGCGCCATACTCTTGTTGTTTGACTCAACCATCTCGTCGCGGAATGACGAAATCGCTTGTGTTTGTCCTCTGTTGGTCTGGCTCATCTCAATCTGCAATAACGGCATCCAAGCAATGGCGCAACGATATTCATCGAATTCTTCATTCGATTGAGGATTTTTACCGACCACCTTGGTATACCAGTGGCATTGATGGATTTTGCCATCCTTGATTTCTTCACACTGGCTACCTAACGGGCATGTCTTCACTATTTCCATCATGATTTGGTTGCGACAATCACATCAGTATATTTTGGATATGAACTAAAACTGCCACCCGAAATAAAACTGCCTGCACCAGACCCAATGCCACCCGACACTCCTGACGTAGCCGATGTTATTTCATGTGTGTGATCCTCCATCCAAACAGCAAAATCCTTATTCCCCCCACCAACACCTCCACCAGTTCCGGTGACTACTCTCAGTGCCGCTCCTGCGTAACTCGTCGAATCTTCTAGCTCCCATCCCGGTGGTGGTGAAGCTTGGTTAAAAATCAATTTTGTTCCAACTGGAAATGTCATTGAACCACTGACGGTAGTTGACTTAATGCTGTCAGTGATAATCAGCCACTTATCATCCCCAACATAAATCTTCAATGTTGCTGTTGTTGTGTCCACCCATAACATTCCGAACACTGGGTTCAACGGAGTAGTGGTGCCTGTGTTTGTTGTCGCAATCGCCATCAACGCTCTGTTAATATCCGCGCGAACTGCCGCTCCCGTACCGTTGTCAATTACGAAATCTTCTATTTGTGCCATCGCTAAAATCCTGTCGCTTGATAGTTAAATGTGGTTTGAATCGCAACATCATTTACATCCACAAACGTTACCGTGAACCCCACCTCGGTGCTGTCTGACACTTCAAAACTGCCAACCAAATCATGTGCGGAAATGCCGACAAACGGAGTGCGATTGAACGATTTTTGATAAGTGACCACATAAATTCCTGTCGCATCTGTTTGGATTGAAAACTCACGTTCATTTCGATCCGGCACATTTGCCGTGACCGACAATTCAGTGATGCGTGTGTTGGTGCTTTGCATTGGAGAAGTCAAAAGCAATCGAAACTCAAAAAACAGTGCTGACATTTCAACTCCGTCAATCAATTGTTGCCATTCGGTGAATGCGCCACCAAAAACAGACTGAGTGCGAACTTGTATTGCTTTCTCAACATCACTCCCATAGCTGTCGAAGTCTGTCCACGCATCGTTATTCACAACGCGCATATCAAAACTATCTTCTAGCGCATCATCTTCACCGGTGACTTTGCTTGTGAACGAAATCGTGTCCACTGCCGGTAGTTCCAAATAATTCACAAATCCATAAATTCCAGACTCAGGAACAGAGTAACTATTCGTTACCAAAATATCGTCACCGTTTTCTGTCGCAAGCGTGTAACCATCGCTGATCTCAAGCAAGAACGATCCCGGCGCTAACTGCAATGCTTCATCGACAACCTCAGTTTGAAAATGTGTACCGACAAATGCCGTGTGTTCAATAAATTCTTGTAATTTGTTCCCATCAACAGCCTTGACGGTTGTGATTGCCGCAACATGATTATTCGACTCGACAAACGAATATTTGTTTTTCGTTTTCATCATGTACGTTCCTGCTTGCAATTTTGCATCGCAACTGGAATCGTAATGAGTCAATCTTCTGATGAACGTGCCGCTCGACCACGTTGCATCAACCAAGTCTTTTGAGTGGCGCAATTCAGTCATCAGGTTAGGGTCGCTGATCTTGTTCCACTCCAACTTTGCAATACCCTCAATGACTGTTACATTTAAATATTCAAGGTCAATTGGTTGATCCTGATTACCATCAAACTTTATCTCGCCGTAGTGCCAATCTGACGGCACTCCGACAACATTAATAGTACGAACACGCAATTGAAAAACTGTAGGATCAGCAACAATCGTGTCAATATATTTGGTGTAACTCGTCATGATGTGGATACCTTGTCAGTGTTTGACGGAATCGCATCGTCCAATGTCACCCATACATTCTCATCATTCATGTACGCCAATTCAGCAGTTTCGGCAAACGGCTCATTGGTCTGCCACGACACTACCGCTTTTGTGACCAGTTTGTCATCTGGCGCAATGTTGTCCAGTGATCTAGGAGCGTAAGTGATTTCCTCTGATGTGACCATATTGCTTGGAGCAAGGCATGTGTCATGATTCGCTAAATTAGTGTCTGGTTTAGAGTCGATATGTAGTTTTAGTTCTGACACATCATAAACAGATTCTTCATATTCTCGGCAACCGATGAGAATTTCATCGTTAGGTTGCAATGACATTTTTAATATACGAAACGGTTTTGCATCCCACCCCGGAGTAGGATGTGTAATGTTGATAACATCACCGACCTCAACAATCATACCTATGATGGTTGCTGTGAATTCTGCATATATTTGTTGCCGAGACTGCTTGAGATTAGCCAGAGCAATCTGTTGTGCTGTTGCCGCATCACTGGTAAACGGCAGTTTCAAATCGGCTTGTAACACTAACCCATTATCAGCATCAGTTTGAAGATCCTTGCTATCGACAACAATCTGATCGTCCTGCCAAGTTTCTGCTTTATTAAAGAATCTTGCTCGGACAGAGTTGAATGTGTTGGATTTATCACCTAACGAAATATTCCATGAACCAGTGATATTGTCTACTGATGCAGTGCCAGTTACGGTCGTTGGCTTGTCAATGACGAGTCGATATTTGCCGCCCGAAAAGACCATAATTCCACGACAACTGGTTAACAGATCGCCCAGAATACTCATCGCTTTCTTGTCTACATTGACCACTCCATTGCAGGTGTATCGCTTATCGAATAACTCTTGTCCTTGAAATACCATATCTAGTGGCGATCCATAGGTTTCCGGGTTAGATATTAGCCCAGAATTTTCTGGCATGGTCACTACCGAAATACTGGTCAGCGCAATTGCTTCATCCAGTGTAATCGTCACAACGGCATCCCTAGAACTTCTGTTTGCTATCCAAAACCCGTGATTCGTTGTTGGCATTGCCGGGTCAAGAATATTACCAACCCCGATGCCGCTTGGCGATTCTGGTGACCAACTCTGACCATAATCAGAAAGAGTTTCTGAGGATTCAATCGTGACTCCATTACTGAATATCGACCTCGTGACCGACTCATCTGTTCTGGTTCCAACATCAAACACCACACCATCAACCAAAAGACGAAGCGCCCCAAAAGAAGGATGTGTGAGCGGTGACTGAACATTGATAATGATCTTCTTCACCTTGTCCAGTGTTGAATTTTCTGGCGCAACAATAACAACCGGATACTCAACCGATGTGGCAACCACTGTTTGCTTAGGCACAGCCAGAGTTGCCAATTCCTGCATCTCGGCATCGCTTGTGCCTTTGCTCACTAATTCATCGCAATAATCTGCCGCAACGATAATCGCCGCATCGTCAACATGCACTGCGTCAATACCGCGCCCATATACCTTGTTAGTTAGATAATCTCTAATGCACAACGCAGGATTGGCGCTCCAAGCATCAACGCCAGTTCTTGGGTCACGAACTTTCACGCCTTTCACATCAAACGTAAACGTTGGAATTCCTGAGTACCACACCTTGGTATCGTGATACAACCTCACATAGACATACGCCACCCCACTCAACTTGTGATTTGCAGTCCACTGATCCGGCATGCGCTCAATCAGTTTTTCATCGGCAACCTGATCCCATGCTCCAAGATGTTCGTTGAACTCAACGACCGGAACATTTCCGTGCATTACCTCAAATCTGTCGTTTACAACGCCGTCAACTTCGTACTGCACATCGTTTATCCAAATCTTATCAAACGATTCAATCTCACCCTCTGCAATCGCCAGAACCATGTGTAGTTCTTTATAGTTCTTAGCACTTGACCCAACGAAAACTCTTGTAGCGCCAACCCTGCGCTCACCATAAATCACTTTGATCGGCGCTATGGCACTCGCTTTGTTGACAAGCATTCCCTGTCCATCCATGCTCGGCACATCTTCACTGGTGAGTGCCTGCATGATTGTGCCAATTGCCATCGAGATTCCGATGTTTATGATCGCCGCCGTAAGTGCAATCGTTCCTGCGCTAAGTCCTGTGACTCCAATTGCCGCAAAAAGCGCTGTGATTCCTGCCGCGCCTGCCATTAGTTCGCACCCCACAGATGATGATGATTGAGTGTAAACGCCACGCCTTGTGAGTTACATTTATCGGCTAGATTTTCCGCCCACTCAGGCTTGAATAACCGGCGCAATCCCCATGCTTCTTTCGATGCGCCAACGTGATTGATTCCACTCAAATCAACGTCACCAAACTCACCCAACAATGGCACTGCCGAAACAAATCTCTGTTGAGCAGGAATCTTTTGTAAAAACCCAATCCTCCAATCGTACTCACCAGACTCAGCAACAACACCCATAGCAATATTATCTGACCACTCAAGTTGATCCGCCAGAGCCACCGTTCTCTCGATGCGTTTAGTCAACACTTCGTATCCGTGATGCGGCGTGTCGTTCATGACTTTGAAAACACTCTTGATGAAATCTAGCGGCACTGACTGATGGAATAAATCACTGCCAAACGAAACTGAAAATACTTTAGGTGTGGAAATTGTTGCCGGGATAGCTAACTGGTCTGGGCAAAGTTGAACCGAGTAATCTTCGCCGGTTCTCACAGAATGCAAATAAGACGGACAAGAATCACACCCACCTGAAATTCTTTCGCACCCCTTCGTGACTTGCCACGTTATCCGGTTTTCCAAAACCTGGCCCCCACCGATTTGTCGAAAGCGTGTAGTTTTCCACGACCTGCGATCAATATTTTGTTGTCTTGATTAATGACCCCCATTGTCAACGTGCCATCATTCAAATGTGTCGCAACCTCGCATAACGCAATGTCACCATGACGGGCAGTTGGTCTTGGAATCTCAGTCATATTATATAATGTCGCAAGCTTATCCATGACACTTTCAATACCACCTCCTGCGTAATCTTTCAGGAGCGAATATGCCTTGTGGCTGTCCGAGTATTTCCCACGAAACCATTCTGCAATATCAACGCCAGATATAGCTAAAACGGCATCACCAACAAACAGACAACAATCGTGTTGCCCCCATGTGAAATCTGATTCATTGCGCTCCCTCAGTAACCCGTCCAAGTTGGATTCCCAATCGTCTAGGCGAATCATTTTATTCCCCATTTTATGTCGCTCAAAACTTGATCCGAGTATTGAAATCCTTTGTCAGTTGAATCCCATCGAGACACTTGTTCATTGTGGCTTGTGTGCCGACCACCTCTACGCTCAAAATCGACCCAATGGCTTGCCGCTTCAATTGAAATTACACACGTTCCCGACTCAGGGTCTTCTGAGATAACCGGTTTATTTATTCGCCCAGAAAACATCAGTACCGGGTCAGCGATTGGGTTCATTGCCGAGTTTAAAAAACATTTGTATAAATCCATTTGTCGGTCTAGGTAATGCTTTGAAAGCAACATCGCCATGACCGATTGATCCACCCCAGAAAGTTGTGCCGTCATCGTTGATGTGATTAGTTCTGCTGTTTCCTCAATGTCAGAAAACCCTAAGAACGCCCCGAATCCGATATACACCCCTGCATCAGTCGTTAAGTCCCGATTGAAATCCGTCATCCTGACAACACCCTCATCCCAATGTAATTCCAACAAGTGAACAACGATGCACTGATCTGCTGACATTTCGTCAATCGCATCTTGTGTTGCACCTCGATACGCCATTAGTTGATTACCTCAATTAGCGACAACTGGAAAGAGTGAAAAGAATGCACATCAATAGATGTATCTTGTTGGTCTGCGGCAAGCGCAACCGTAAACTCAACTGACTCGCAAATAATACTTTCTGATTCTGCAACATCAGCGTGTAGCGGTGGCTCAATGTGAATGCTTGTAGTGTTTGGCACTTCTGTCACCATATAACATTTATCATGGCCGCTAAATTTGATGAAGTCACCGGCAGTCAGCGTTTGTGAGCTTGTGCCAATTGAATATGCACCGGCGTTTTGGCTGATAAGCGCAGTGACAGATGCGTTTGTGCCGGTTGCGCTGTTGCCATAGCTACCCGGCACGAAAGTGAAAGTTTCATACTGCCCTTTCCGCGCAACAACGAAAGCCCAAAGTGGCGCAAACTCTAACCGTGTCATCGGTGGGTATTCAGCCTCAATCATCCATCTGTGACCCCCACGCTGTCTTACTTGGCGCTTTCCCGAATGGGTTTCTGAAATCAACGCAGGCGTGTGTGATTTGATCGTCAGTGCTTTGAACTTTGGGTTTACGGGCAATTGCATTACGCTGTGACTCCTGTCCTGCCTTGTTTTCTATATGCTTGGTCAATCATGCCGACAATGTGTTTTTGATTCTTCATCAGAAATGCTGTGCCAGTTTGTGTATCCACCGCATTGATTTGGAATGTGATATTTAGCGAACTATTATCCTGCTGTGATGCACCTAGTTTATCATTTGGCACAATCGTTCCCGATGATCGTGGAACAAATAACTCTGCACCTCGCTCACCGACCATGTATGGTGTTCGGCTTGAAACTGAGCCGCCTTTGGCTTTTCCCGGTGGGTCTTTCACTATCCAATCAGAATTAGGCAAGTCTTGCAAAAATTCTTTTTGCATATTCAAAGAATCATCAAACGGCTGACTTGCATTCAAAAATGTGTCGTGGTCATTATTTATTGGAAGTTCGGTAATGGGTGGGTTGTCGCTCAACGGGGTCGTAATGGCTGACCCATCCCAACTCGGCATATTAAATGAAGCGACTGCGTTCTTAACCAATCCAATACTAGCGAGTATGGCTCGTAATATTAAGGTTTTCATAATCATTGCGGCAATATCAATCAACATTGACTTCGCAAAATCTTTAAACGATGCCTTTCCTGTCGCCATTGCGTCAGCGAGTCCTCTACCTAGATTAGTAGCAAAACTGTTTCCCAGATTAGCCACCGCTTTATTTGTGTCACCAATATCTTTATTTAAATCCATCAGTTCAGCACGGATGCCGTCAAATGTTGGAGTTTGCATCTCAAAAAGATCATCTGTTACCGGTTTTTTTGGAGGGTCGGATACATCCCACCGCAAGTCAAGCATTCCTTGACTAGACTCTATGAGGTCTTGCGTCTTTTCATCTACAGCAGTTAACTCAGTTAAATAGTCTGCGGCGGCTTTTGTTGATGCTAAAAATGCGTCATGAACCACTTTTTGAAACGTGGTCAGACTCTCGCTAACCTTTAAATTAGACTTGAACATCCAGTTCATGAAGTCAACATACGCTGTAGTTATTGCAAGCAACCCGGTTACAGCAGCATCTCGCATCAAATCTATTCCGGCGGCTACCCCTAAAGCCGCAAGGTATAAATACTTACCTGCTTTGACAGCAGCCTTACTAAACGCTTGTAGCCAAGGTTCTTTTAGAACTTCGCGTAAATCCTTAATATAACCGGTGAATGTTCTGATGCCATCTGCCATTGCGTCAAAAACACCGGTATTGCCTATGGCAACAAGAAAGTAATTCCACTCGTTAGTCATTCGTTCAAATGCCGCGCCTGCTTGCTTTGACGCTCTTACCGCAACACTTTCAAACTTATCTTGTAGAACTGTTGCTAATTTCGGCAATAGATCAACCGCAAGGATTTTTCCCTGCTCCAACATCTTTGACATTTCAGCAGTTGTCAGCCCCATAGCTTTTGCCGCCATTGGAAAAGCACCGGGTAAATGCTCTCCAAGCTGACCCCTTAACTCCTCGGCTTGTACGTTGGCTTTTGATAACATTTGCTCTAAAGCCTTGAGTGTTAAGCGTGTATTTTCCGAACTTAACCCCATTGCGGCGGCGGCTGTTGCTACAGAACTAAACACCCTATCCGATGTTTGTAATTCCATTCCGGTTTCTTTTGCGGCAATGGAGAACTTCTTGTAAGCGTCAGCAGTCGCAATAAAATTTATTCCAAGTCGGTCTGATAGTGTTTTAATCTTCTCGACTTCTTTCTTAGCCGCACCAATAGAACCGGTTGACGCAATCATGGAGTTCATGAAAGCATCCATTCGTCTGCTTGCAGTAAATACTGATTTTGCTAACAAACCAAAACCGGCGGCGGCTCCGGCTAATCCGGCGGCAGGAATCGACCCTAGAGATGCGTTAAGCTGAACTGCTTGCAGCTTAGCATTACGCAACACTCTAGTGTAACCCCTCATTTGGCGTTGGTGTGATCGAACGCGACGAGTAGCAGATTGCCATGCCCTACCGGTGTTGTCGTGACCAGTGATGCGAACATTGATTTGCTCTGTGCTACTTGCCATTTTTCGCTAACTCCTGCTTAATTTGGAGATACGCCGACCATCCGGCGAGTTCCGATACGGACAACTCCATAATCTCGCGTACCGGCTTTCCTAATAATTCTGCAACCACGAAAACTAACCATATTTCGTTGTCATGGTTTAGGATTTTTTTACTAAATTCGCCCCAGATTCCGACTGTTGAGCGTCTTCCCTTTCATCCTCAATATCCTTGTCAAAAGTATTCATCTCACCGGCTATTCGCTCCACAATCTTAG